GATTACCCAACAAAAGAAACATATTATTCCCAACAAAGATAAGTTCCAAAAACAAAGTATCTATTATGATTTGAAATGTAAACCAATGGATTATTTTCCTTGTATGATTGCGATGATGAAACACGTTGAAAATGAGTTGGAAACTATCAGTAATGTTTTTCCTTTGCGAAGCAGTATTGCTCCTGGTTATATTCGGTTAGATACAATTACATTAGTATATTTGCTTTTGAGAAAAGAACAAGGAAAGAAAAGTGATTACAGCAATCAAGGTAATACTAAAAAGCACGAAGATAAAATATGGAACTTCTTTTTCCGCACGGAAAAGAAGGTATTTCGTAAGACTGATTTTTCATTCCATCATATGATTTCTACTGATGGTGTTGGTGTTTCTGTATTATTTATACGAGAAGATTTGGTGGGGAAAAGATTACCAAGCGCTAAAAAGGGTATATCACGCGAATTGTATATTGATGAACTGAATGATTATTCTGGTTTACAAGATAAAAAGATTGTGGGTGTCGATCCGGGAAAAGAAGACCTGATTTATTGCGTAGACGATGCTTCCAAAGATGCGAATATATTTCGTTATTCACAAAACCAGCGAAGAAAGGAAACCAAGATGAAAAAATACAATAATATCATATTAGCAATGAAAACCAATAAAATACAAGGAAAAAGTGTGATTGAATATGAAACAGAGTTATCCAATTACAATCGCAAGACACTTCAAATAGACAAGTTTAAGACCTACATAAATGAGAAGAACCGAATAAACAATTTATTATTTGGATTTTATGCGAAGCATTTGTTTCGCAAATTAAAATTTGGTAAGCATATCAATATTAAACGCAACGAACAACAAATGATTAGTAATTTTAGGAAGATGTATGGTAATCCCGATGAGGTTGTTATTTGTATAGGTGATTGGGAACAACGCCAACAAATGAAATACAAAGAACCAACATTAGGAATAGGAATGCGAAGTTTGCTTCGTAAAAATAAATATAAGGTTTATTTGGTAGATGAGTTTAGAACTTCTTGTAAATGTTCCAATTGCGATGGAGGGGTGTGTGAGAAGTATATGGTAAGAAAAAATCCAAGACCAAAACCAAAGAAAAATAAGGAAATTTCAAAGAAAGAAAGAAAATACGATGAAATGCGGTTGGTTCACGGGCTTCTTCGCTGTAAGAGCGGTTGTGGCGAGTGGAACAGAGACCGCAATGGTTCATCAAACATCTACAAGATAGCATATCAAGCAATACATAATTTAGAAAGACCAAGTTATCTGTGTAGGGAAATCAAAAGTAATCAAGCAGTTTTACCGAATTGCTATAAACAAAATATACATAAGGTATGAAAAACCTAAACTTTGGATTATTTAATTCGTATTTTTGTGCGAACCTAAATGTCCAAAGGTGTATACATCTGGACATTAAATGTTGCGAGAATGAACCAGATATGCATATGTTGTAATTATTCAAGGGTGGAAACAATATATAATATTTTGCATAAACAATACAAAATATTAAGCTGATAAATGATAAATTATAACACAATTATATATAATGATGGAAGCAACTGGGACGGTGAATAATGTTCCAACTGAACAGGTGTATAAAGTTTACCTATTAAATCCAGAACAACAAATAAAACGGATCGTTATATTCAATGGTAACAAAGACGCTCTATTGAATTTAGGTGATTGGTTTAGCGATATTGAAATCAATGACATCAATCGAAATCATACAGAAGTGCTCTTCTCCGACGAGTGCATCCATTATGATGATACTGTTCGTACAATAAAACGGAAAGTTCTTGGTGAAATGAATCCGACCTCAATATCCTATCCGGAATTATATTTATTTACAAAGATAAAAAAGGTCATTGATTTATTTCCGATTTATCAAACCATAACACAAAATGATAAAAATGTTTTTCGCTCTAATATGTTGGCACAATTGATGCAAAATTTAAACATACCAAACGATATTATTGCGAATACACCCGAACAAGAAACATATAGTTACGAAGATTTGCTACAATATTTACCAATTATTAATAAGATTCACGATATAAAAATACCGATTGGACAAAAATTTTCTACTTATAGAGATTTATTATATTCCGCTAACCCGTTTGATATTTTGTCTTCTACCGAGAACCCGTTTATCCAATCGGCTAACAACAATATTATTACATATGAAAAAGACTTACTATTAAATTACGGTCCAATTGTAGATAATATATTATATGTATGCTTGCTAGATGACGCACTGCAATATGCAGATGAAATCGGAATCGATGCTGATTATATAATACAATTATATTATCCAGTTATGGCGAATCGTAATGTACATTCAAAGCAAGATGCTGAGAATATCAAACAGCAATTACTTATAGATGATCAAGCGTATTTGAATAATGTGGATATTAGACAATATAACGCGAATATTGATACATTATATAAAATATATAATAATCGTAAAGATAAATCGGATTTGCCCGGCGTTATAAAAGGGATTACTGAAATAGATATGATTATGCATCCAGAAACGTCTATGATTTTGCCGTTAGAAGTCATATTTAAAAATATACACGCCACCAAAACGGTACCTTTTATAAAGTATAACCCCGGTTCTCGTCAAGAAAATATATATCGCTTATATTGTAATAAATTATCAAAGAATGGTAAAAAAATACCAGTGTTAAAGAAACAACAAGTACTTAACTATTCTAAACTAGGCAATCCACGAGAGATATTTCTACTAGTAAAGGCTATATTCAACGGTGACCCAACTGATTTATATATTGCTATTAATTACAATGGAAATATTCGTGTGCAATCGTCATTTGTACATCACGTTTCATCTGATGCGTTAAACATTTTTATAAAAGACACTGTGAATAATTTGATTGATCAATTTAATGTGTCCTTGATCCCTGCTGGATATAAAATCAATTCGTTTATAAGCATAGAGGATGAATTATTAGAAATCGAAAATATACAGTATTCCTTTGAAATGCAGCCGTTAAATAGTAATATCAACTTCGACAAGTATTTGAACTGTTTAACTAATATTTTTGAAATTATTGAACATAGTCCAAATGGTCCGTTAATTATGAATTATAAACGTGTTGGCAATTATGCAAAAATGAATTCGATTCAATCTATGATTGCTCGAGTATATACAACTACCAATAGCGAGAAGGCGGTTATTGATGCGCTAATATTAAACTTTGATATGACAGAGGAGAACGCACTATTAGAAGTGGTTAAATTTCTTAATGATTTTAATCAAATTAATGGTAGATACGTTAACAAATCATTTGATATTTTGGAAAATCAAGGATTTCATACCCTGTTGCGAAATTTCAAAAATGAAGCAAAGTTATCATTTACCATTGCAAATATTAATAATATCGGTTTTATTCATCTAATTGAGATATATTTTGATAGCATTTTTAGAATAATGCAATTGCCAAGTAGCACAAATGTATCGAGTGACGAAATTGCTCAAATTTGTATGAAAAAACAACAAATAATAATGGATAAAGAGGCTGCTATTATCATACCACCAGTGAATAAACAAGTGGTATCGGATGGTTCTCGCAAACCCAATGAATTAATTGCGGATGAGGACGATGCCGACGATGATGATGAAGAAGGTATAATATTTTTTGATGAAGAATATGACGAAGAAGAGGAAGATGAAGAGGAAGAGGGCGATCAAGAAGGAGAATTAGAGGAGAACCCAGACGCGAATGATGTCGAAGAACCCGCCGAAGTTATAGAGAATACAGAGGAAGAAGATATATTGGGTGGTGCAAAAAAAACAACCTTTATAACAGAGGAAACGGAACCATCAAATATCTTTTATAATAAAATGCGCAGATTAGAACCAGAACTAATATTAGCTCGAAAAGAAGGTCAGTTCAAAGCATATTCGAGAACCTGTCCAGCGAATGTGAATAGACAACCGATTATTTTAACAAACGATGAAAAGAATCGAATCGACCAAGAAAATCGAGATGCATACGGTTATGCAATGCGATATGGACATAGCACGGATAAAAGCAAACAAAACTGGTTCATATGTCCAAGATATTGGTGTATGAAAACGAACTTGCCAATTAAAGATACGGATCTAGAAAAGACAATTAAAGAAGGTAAATGTGCAAGAGAAGATATTCACGAATTTACTGACCCCAAATATCACATCAAAAATGGTGAATACGTCACACACAATCCAGGGTTAATAAAAGATGCTCATCCAAATAATAAAGGCATACCGTGTTGTTTTGGTAAAAGATGGGATTCTGAACAACTTAAAACCGCCCGTTTGAAGTATGGAGTTACAGAAGACGACATTGATGACCCGAATAAAGAAGTAGATAAAAAACAAGCGCCAGCTGTTGTCGCCAATGTAAATGAATCTGAAAACTCGAAATATTATGTAATTGGATTTGACAAATATCCTATATCAAATGGACGTTGGGGTTTCTTGCCTCCTTCTGTTCAATTGTTTTTGGATATAAATTACGCTGACGTTGTTACTAAAAAAAATGCCGCGTTGATTAAATACAATGTAAATACCTTTTTACGTTATGGTGTTGAACAATCCAAACATCAATCGTTTATTGGATGTATTGCAGACATTTATGCAGCCGTTAGTCGTATTAAAGAACGAGGTGAAGCGACTCCAACAATCAAACGTATGCGAGAAATACTCAGTCAATCAATTACATTAGATATGTATTTGCAATATCAAAATGGATCTCTTGCAACATTATTCCAACCAAAGAGAACAAACATTAACCGAGAAATATTAATAAAGTATGAAAACACCGAGTTTTATAAAAGTTTGGTGACAGCAGATGAATCGCAAATGGGTTTTTTCGAAGATACGGTTGCGTCATTTGAACATTTCTTGCAATATTTAAATGATGATGACGCGCTAATTGACCATACCTACCTCTGGGATATAGTTACCTCTGTTAATCCGAATTTATTTCCTAGCGGATTAAATCTAATCTTGTTACAAGTAACTGACAATGATATAACCGACAACGTGGAATTAATATGCCCGACAAATTCATATATGTCAAATATGTATGATCAACGACGAGAAACTGTTATAATATTAAAACGCGATACTTTCTATGAGCCAGTTTATATGTATAAAATCATCAAAGACGAAGAAAATGAAACAGAGAAAATCACGAATACCACGGAAACATTTTCGCAACAGACTGCCAACCCGTCGTTAAAACGTATATTAAATATGGTTCAAGACGTTATGGGGAAATATTGCAAAGCTCGCCCAAGTAAGCCCAAAGAGTTTTTATACAAAACAAATCTCCTCGCGAGTGACCTGTTGCGTTTATTAAAATTACATAATTATAAAGTGCAACATCAAGTTATCAATTATCGCGGAAAGGTCATTGGACTTATGACAAGCGTAGTTGATGGAAAACAATGGGCAATATTTATACCGTGTTTTCCATCTGGACAAATAAAGGATATTCCTATTAAATATTCGGATGATATTGAATGGACAACTTATACCAATACTCGAAATGCACTTATGCAGGTTAGTGAAAAATCCAATAAATCGATTTTATCTTTGCCGATGTTAAAAGTAGTTGAAGATGAATTAATTGTCGGAATATTAACAGAAACGAATCAATTTGTGCAAATCGACCCACCCATATCAAACGACATTGATGATGGTATTGATGTATTATATACAACTGGTTACATAAATAACGGTTATACAAATGCGGATAAAGAGTTAGCAACAAACGCCAGTGAAGATACTGAACGATTAAATACAATTCATCAAATTAAACTAGAAGGACAATTTTATTCCGCGTTTAGAACTACCCTGCGTCTTGCATTAAATAAGTATCAAAATTATGAAAAACGTGTCCAATTATTACGACTAATTGAGAACAAACAATACACATATCAGCATTTATTAACAAGAATCGAATTATTAGTGCGATCTGTATTAAAAGATCTTGTAACTTTTGCTGAATTTAATCAGGATGTATTATCCACTATTTCTGATATATCCGACATCGAGCGAAA